GCGGTTGATGAGTCAACTACAATAAAAAATCCATCTGCAAAGAGAACAAAAAATATAGTTGGCCTAGGTAAGTCTGCTAAATACAGACGTATCATGACAGGTTCTCCTATTACAAAAAACCCACTAGATTTATATAGTCAATGTGAGTTCCTTGATCCGTGGTTGTTGGACTTTACATCATACTACGCGTTTCGTAATCGATATGCAGAAATGAAAACTATGCATCTACGTGGTAGATCGATACAGGTTGTTAGTGAATTTAAGAATCTAGGTGAGTTATCTGATACGGTAAAAACATTTTCTGAAAGAGTATTAAAAGAAGATTGTTTAGATTTACCACCAAAAACTTTTATGAAAAGATATGTTGCTCTAACACCAGATCAAAAGAAAGTTTACGAACAGATGAAAAAAGCAGCCATAGCTGTGTTAAACGGTAAAGTTACAACTACCATGACGGTGTTAACACAATTAATGAGACTACATCAAATAACTTGTGGTCACTTTACAGCTGATGATGGCACAACACAGGCTGTAGAAAGTAATAGACTTAATGAGCTCATGAATGTTTTAGATGAAACAGAAGGCAAAGCAATAATCTGGGCTAACTATCAATTAAGTGTAGGTGAGATTATACAAAGAATAATTAAAGAGTACGGAGAAGATTCTTATGTTCACTATTATGGTTTAACTTCTCAAGAAGAAAGACAAGATAATATTCGTAAATTTCAAAACAATCCTAAGTGTAGATTCTTAGTGGGCACACCACAAACAGGTGGATATGGTATCACACTTACACAAGCTAATACTGTTATCTATTATTCTAATAGTTATGATCTTGAAAAAAGATTACAGTCAGAAGACAGAGCACACAGAATAGGACAAAAAGAAAAAGTAACTTATGTTGACTTGATCTCTGAGGGCACTGTTGACGAAAAGATTGTTGAGGCTCTAAGAAATAAAATAAATATTGCATCCGAAGTCATGGGTGAAGAATTGAAAGATTGGATCTAAACAATATCTCTGGCACTTCCTAGTATAGGTTTATATTTTGTTTTACCTTCAGATCTGTACGCATGTAAGAATGATGCTCTTGGTTGATCTGCCACCCAACTACAGTGAATCCATCCGCTGTTAGGTTCACCTGGAGTATAGAACTCGAGGATGAGCTGATCTGGCTCGAGGTTTGCTTTTATCCAATCAAATAATTCAGCGTTGTCTGTGCCTATTACTTCGAAGTCTGCGGCCTCTGCCTTGGCATGCTGTGAATTTACAGAGCTACCGATGGCTACACATAACTCTGGGCTACGAAATCCGCTAGTCACCTTGACCCTGCCGAAGTGATCACGTACTGGCTGCAGAATATTTTCACATAGTGCTTTTAATTTTTCTATCTGCTCTGCGTTAGGATTGTTATTGATACCTTTACGTATAGCAGTATCTGATTTAATTAACTCTGATAAAGTGAAATTACGCGAAAGATTCATCCAAACATCCTTTCCAACACAAAAACGACTGCAGTTCCCGCGACAGTCAAAAGAACCCAATAGATCTGATCTATCTTACCACCCAACTTTTCTACGTCTTCGTGCACATGTTTTAAATTTTTTTTAACACCTGATATGTGTCCATATAAAGATAAAATATGTTCTCTAGTATTTTTAGGTTCTAATGCCATTATGTTTTCCTAGCAATAACTTGCTCTTCTGGTGATAGTAATGCTTGTTGGGTACGTGTCAACCCTGTAATTGGGTTGTTTTGTGGCACGTTTGCGACTAATCTTTGATTAGGCATTGGTGTATTTGGCAGCGGTGGTGTCTGTATTCTTGGTAAAGAAGTAGTTTGTATAGTATCATCTAACGTAGGTATTGAAGATGTAGGTTCTGTTTCAGTTTCTTGTGTCTCTAATTTTTTATTTTTATATTCTTTTTCTATTTGTTTTAACAATCTTTTTGGATAGAAATATTCTTTGTTGACTTTACCTCTATCTAATTTTTCTGCCTCTTTTACTCTTTTTTTCATACGTTCTTTATAGGCAGTGTACGGAATGTTTTCACCTTTTATTAATTTTTTAAAGTTTCTAAAACTTATACCTCTTTCTCTGATTATTTTTTTTAAAGTTTTCTCTGGAACACCAACTTCCAAAGCATCTTTTAAAATAAAATAAAAGTCTCTATTAACTCTTAATGTTTCGTCCTGTATATCTCTAAACTCGTCAGCTATAACTAAAGGTCCTCTTCTATCAAAATTTTCTAAACTAAAAAATTTTTCTGCTGTTGTTACGGATCTAAAGTTTCTATTGTACTCTGTAATTTTGTATTGCATGGTTCGTGGTACGTCGACGTTTATAATTCTTATACCTGATAATAGTGCAAGCAATTCATCTTGTAATGTAACTGGTTGCCCACCTCTTTTTACATCGCCCTCTATACCTTTTACAATTTTTTCTGTAGTGTCTATAGCCGTTGGTCTAACACCTTTAAATATGTGCACTAAACTTTTTAAGAAAGCTGTTGGTCCATCATCCGTTTCAGAATAAACTCTAGCTCCTGTTTTAGTTACACCTCCTCTACCTGCAACTAATGTTCCTGCTGGTATAACATCAAATGTTTTTTCAAGTGCAATAGATTCAGAAACAAATGGGTCAATAAGTTTTCTTACAGGTCCATCTGGTCCTAACATTAAATTAAATACAAACTGATCTACATCTTGTTGTTTTAAATTTTTTTCTTCGATTGTTTTTAACAAAGCTGTTGCCGGTTGTGTGACCACATCGTAAGGACTAAAGTAAGAGAAGTTAATAGCTTTACCTACACCATCTTTCCATTTGTTAATAGGCAATATTGCTGCTCTAGAGTCCCACGGTGCAGCAAGACTTCTTTTATATGCATCTACCTGCTCCATTGTAACACCTGTTAAATTTTGAGCTATTGTAGATACTCCTTGTTGTGCACCACCTAATGTAACTAACGCGCCTAAAAGTCTTCTATAACCATTTTGTCTTAGTTGTGCGTTTGAAGAGGTAGCTTCTTTTGCTCCTATGCTTAATATATTGTAAGTTGTTCTTATCATCTCTGCAGGGAACGATACAAAGTTACCAAATGGTAGTTTTCTTATATCTTGTACAATTTGCGGAACTTTACTATACGTTGGATATGTGTTTCTTATCTGCCATGCAGCTGCTTCATCTACAGCTTCATCAAAAGTTTTCTTAACACCTGTAAACGTATTTGTAGGCACAAATTTTCTGCCAGTTATCTCCTCTGTCCATTTTGCAATATCATCTACATTTTTATACATAGATTTCATTTGTGATTTTACATACTCATGACCGTACCACTTCCACAAGTTATCACCTCCAGCATATATTCTTGTAGCTGTTTTAATCATCCTTGTTTCTGCTAACCTTGCTAGTAAACTATCTAAATTTTTTACTTTAGCTCCTGCTTTTATTTCTTTTAAAACTGCCTGTAACTCTGATGCCACGATGTTTTCATCAATAACACCAAGCCGTATTTTATTTTCTAAGTTATCTATGAATTTTTTCTCATCAATTAATTTACCTGCACCAAATATGTCGTCCATAACCATCTTGATTGATTCTGTTACAGATGCTCTACCACCTATGTGTCCGTTAGCTAATGGAAACATACTAGCAGAGGTTACGTTCCTAACTTGTGTTGCAGGTGAAAGAACTGTTTTACCAAACTGTGTTGCTACTTTAAATTGTAGTATATTTCTATATGCAGAACTTTGTAACAAACCATCAAATCTTCCTGGCACACCTTTGAGAGCTGCGTGCATGTCTTTTGATGCATATAATTTAGATATATTACTTTTTAATATACCTAATCCTTTTATTTCACCTATTTTTATTGCATCAAAGTTTCTTGCTGCATTCGCTGCTCCTTCATCTGCAAACAACCAACCTTCTCGTAATCCTATCTTGGCTAATTCGTCGTAGGTTTGTTTATTAACAGACTGTGAGATGGCATGTGATGTTGTTTGTAATACGGACGCTTTTAAATTGTTTTCTTCACCCAATAATTTTTTAATTGCATCAGGTAATTCTTCTCCTGTTCTAATTAATTTATCAGATCTTAGTTGAGATTTAGATATATCTTTTAAAAGCTGTAAAGGATCTCTTCCATCTTGTTTTGTATTTGTTAATATTTTATGAACTAAACTATCTGCATATGCTTCTTGCGCTTGTGCATCTGTCATTTTACCAGTTTTTAAAAGTTTAGCTGACTCTTTCATATCTTTGTTTCTTTTTACAACATTATCTAAAATATATTTTACTGCACCATCTCTAACTTTTTGATCAGGCATATATTCAGGATTTGTAAACACAGAAAAAGATTTTCTCATGTATGTTTTTAAATTATTTAATATAAAATTTTTAAGATCACCTTTTGGTAGTAACTCACCAAATATTTTTTTAGTATTAATTAATTCATTATTTAAATTTTTAGCTGTTTCTTGCAGTTGTTTTGGTAGTTGTGGTAGTTTTAATTGTCCTTTTAAATATGCAAGAACTTGATCTAAATAATATTCTTTACTTGCTGGTGATGTAGTTGCTGTGTTGTAATATCCTTCAAATGATTTGGCCAGGTCATAAGACTTTTTTTCTATAGATTGTAAATATTTATCTATTGTTCTTGATCTTGCTTTTATTTCTCTTTTTGCACCAGATGTAAATTGAAAACCAAGACCTGTTTGTTTACCAAGAGATCTAAAATTTGACAAAAAATTGTCTATCTTTTTTAATCTTTTTTCTAATGGGTCAGAACTTTTTACAGAGAACATTCTCCATTGATCAAAATCTGGTAATTGTTTTTTAGGATTTAATGTTATAGCTGTTGATAATGTTTTATCCACAACGTAACTACTTGTGTTTCTCACAAGTCTACCAGCTGCTTTAGAGCCTGGTATGTTTGCAATTAAATATGTTGCAGGTCTTACAGCTAATAAATCCACTCCTTGCAGAGCAAGACCAACTGGTTTAAATAAACCATACTTAGCTCCTACTGTTGCTATCTTTGCAAGTGGCTTACCCATCAAAGCAAATCCTGCACCAACAGTTGCACCTTCTGCACCAAACCTAACTCTGTTTCTAAACCTTGCAAGTGCAAGGTCTCTACCAGATAAGCCTTCTTCTTTTTCTTTTTTTAATACTAAATTTTCTCTTTCAGGATTTGCAACTATAAAATCTGTTGCACCAAAAGCAGTCGCCATATAACCCACTCTTTTTGCAACATTAGCAACATTGCTAGAAGCTCCTGTTGCAGCTGCAGCTTGTTTTGCTTTTTTACCTTTTCTTAAAATTTTTTTGGCTCTGTTCATTGCTTTGAACACACCGCCGCCTGGTACACCATATTCTATTAAAACTTTGTTTACAGAACCTAGTAAAGTCTCTGGACTTTCTATCTTATTTTGTTCATAAACTTCATCTAATTTTTTTGTAAGTTCAGTGTCAGCAGCTGCATCGATACCTGTTGTTATTAGGTCACCAAAAGAATAACCTAAACTTTGTGCAGCACCATACACAGATTTTTCCATGTCTTCAAAAAAATCTATGTAATCTTTTTCTTCACCTTTTTCTTGACCAGACATTAATTGTCTTAGTCTATCTGTTTTTAATTTACTAAAAGGATTTGTTTCAAACAGCAAACCAAAGTTTCTAAGACCTTCCCATGTAAACTTGACTGGTTTACTCGGCTTTGCTATATTTTTATTAATTGATTTTTGAATATCGTTAGCTTCGATATCTACTTTCTTCTCAAAAGGCTCCATATTATGCCCCCTGTGGTAATGTCAAATTTACGTCGTACTGTTGATTAAAATTTGCAACATCTTCTCCTGTCTGAATATTTGCAAAATCTAATAATGCTTGTTTACTATTTGCTAGTAACATTACTATTTCGTTTGAAATTTCTTGTGGTAATCTTGATCTTAACTGCGTAAAAGATAAATCTTGTATCTCACCCGTTTCTTTTTCAGCATCTACTACGGACTCTAACATTGGTTTTGACCCCATTCTATATCCTATTCTACCACCATCAGCTTTTTCTTCTGGAATAGTAATACCACCCATAATCTCGTTAAAATTTGGAAAGTATGGTGCAATATCTTCAGGGTCATTGTTTTGTAGTAATTTAAGTATTGCTTGTCTTTGAAATTCTAATGTTGTTGCTTGAGATAAGTATATAGATTTCACGTCATCTTTTTTTTGCATTTCTAAATTATTTATTTTTGTGTCAAAATCATCTGCTTTAGTTTTATAATTAGGATCGTTTTGATCTAATTGTTCTTTTTTAGCTTTTAAACCTCCTATTTGAGCGTCATATAAAGATTCTACAGCATTAGCTGCTTGTTCTTTTGCAAAAACTTTTTCGTCAGTCTGTAAGTTTTCTAGTCTTTGTTCTTCTAAATCATATTCTGATGCAAGAGCTGAACTAAAAATATCATCTAATCTTTCTTGTCTATCTTGTCTATCTGATAGTTGCGCTGCTTGAAATGTTTGAAAAGGTTGTTTTGCTGCTTCTGCTGCTGTTGCTATTATATTACCTCTTGGGGTTGCTGATGCAAGGTTTAAACCAAATTGTGTTAAAAAAGCAGGTAAACCTCCAGGTAATAATGGAGATCTTTCATCTTTATATCTATCCATATCTTTTTCAAATCTATCTGTAGTCTTTATTGCTCTATCGTACGGATCATTTCCATCTTTAAATGGTTTTCTATCTAAACCAGATGTAATGCCTTCTGCTGCACCACCCATTCTAAACATTGGTCTTTTTAATATTCTATTCATTATTTAAGTGCCGAGTATATACCTATACCTGTTGCTGCTGCACCTAATGCACTTTGTAACGGTGTAGGATTTGGTTGGTTAGTTGTTTGGAATTGTGCAGGATATCCACCCATGATACCAGTTACCTGACCTGCAAATCTATCTAACTGTTCTTGTGGTAGGAATGTTGCTTGTCTTGTAGCTTCTCTTTGTGCATCTAGTTGTGCCTGTTGTTGAGCTTGGTTCAATGCGCCCAATGAACCTAAAGTTGAAACGTCTTGTCTTTGTAATGAAGGTAGTAGTTGAGCTAAACCTTGTTGTTGATTAAATCTTTGTGCAGCTAACGCTTGTGCTTGACCAAACCCTTGTTGTAATAATCCTGCTTGTAAAGCTGCTCTTTCTCTTGCAGAACCTGTTTGAAATTCTCCTAATGCAACACCTTCTCTACCGCCACCAAAAGCTCCTGATGCAACTGCTGAGTCCCTGATCCGTTGTTCTTGTACAGCTTGGTTTCTATCAAATTCAGCTAATGACGCATCAATAACTTGTTGTTGATACGGTGACATGAACTGTTGTGCAATTTGTGGTGATATTGCTGCGGCTGATGCTGCTTGTGCTTCTCTTAATGCTGGTTGAAAAGAACCTATACCTTGTGTTGCTAAAGTTTGTGCTCTTCTTTGTAAAGCATCTTGTCCTGCTACTTGTGGTGCTAAACCACTTAACGCTTGTTGTCGTTGTTCAAATCTTAGTGCCGCTTGTCTTTGGGCATCAAATAATCCTTTTCTTGCATCAAATTGTGCTTGTGTCTCAAAAGATTGTTTTGTTGGTGCTTTACCTAATCCAGCTATACCTGTTGTTACTACGGGTACACCCGATTGAGCCGTGATCTGTGTTGCTAGATCTTTACCTAGATCTTCAACAAACTGTGCGGGTAAATTTCTAGTGGTTGTTGTTGACATTATAAAACTTCCTCTAATCTTTTAGCTGTTTGAAACATGTTTCTAGCGCCATCTAAGCCTTGCGTTTCTTCTGATACCTCACCCCCGGCTTCGAGGTTTTTCATGGTATTATACATAACTTCAGCACCTTTGTCTATATCGCCTCCACCAGCGTTTCTAACAGCATCTGCTGTAAATACAAACTCATTCTTTGACAATCTAGCAGGCACATCGTCAGCTCTTTCCATTCTACCTATTGGAACAAAGCCTCCGTTATCTCTTAAATCCATTTCTTTACCACCCATCTTTAGTAATGGCATTGTCTCTTTTGCTACTGGTTCAGCATCTCCACCTTTTTGAAAAGCAGCACGACCTCCACTATTACCATATAATCTAAATGCATTACCATAAACAGCTCCTGGATTTAGTATGGCATCTCTTCTTATTTGAGCTATGTTGAGCCCTGGTCCACGGTCTAACATCATTTGATCTTCTTCCTCATCTCCTGTTAAGAAAGGTAATGCTGTTAAACCTAGTCCACCTAAAGCTAACATACCTTTGCCTGTTAAACCAAAATCACCAAAACCTTTTGTTAAACCTAATTTAGCTAAAATTCCTTTACTTCCTGTTTTACCAGCCATACCCATAAACGCATCTCTTCCTAATGCCCCTGGTAAAGCTGACCCAAATAGTTTAGATTTAATTCCAGCAAACCCGCCTAGTTTTGTAGCTCCTAGATATCCTAAACCACCAATTAAAGCTGCTTTACCTAACGGTGATTTTACAATTTTACTTACAGCTCTTTTTGCTTTTTTAACTAGCTTACCTAAGAAATACATCTGTCTTCCTGATTCAATATCCATGATCCCACCTACAGGTGCATCTTCTGGCATACCACCATCAGCAAAAAATCTATACGGAATACCAAAAGGATCTTCTTCAGATGCGGTTTCTCCAACATCTACTGGAGTGGTTGTTGTCGGTATAATAACACTGTCATCTCTACCATCATTACCAGTAGACATAATATTACCTGATGCATCTCTCATAAAACCAGCTTTTAAATTACCAGCAGCATCTATTTTACCTGCTAGTCTATCTCTCATGTAATCTCTATATCCTTGTTCTGTTTCTGGATATAAGTCACGACCAAGTTTATCTTTTAAAGTTTTTATTTTTTCTAACCCTCTAAAATAATCTATGTTTTTTCTTAAAGAATAGTTTCTAAATGGCGTCAACATATTAAGAACACTAGAACCAGGAAAACCTGTTGGAATTTGACTTACACCTCTTTTTCTTAATTCACTTAGACCTCTTGCTGTGTTTAATAAAAATTTTGCTTGTGCTTCTCTTCCTCTATCTCCAGGTGTAGTTTTTTTTCTATCATCTCTTAAATCACTAGCTATTTTTGTAGGTCTTTGTGTTTGTTGCGCTGAGTATGTTTGTCTATTATCATCTTTATCATTTCCGCCGCCACCGCCGCCGCCGCTTCCACCGCTTTTGTTTCCTCCGCCTCCACTAGAGCTAGAGCTTCCTGGTCTGTCTCCATAAGCATCGTCACCACGATATCCCTGTCTTGTACCACCAAATCCTGGTTGTACTAACATACCTCCGCCCATGACGCCAATACGTCCACCATCTTTAACTTGCATAGTTGGTAGGTTTTGTGATTGTAAATACTCATTAAACTCTTGAGGTGTAGTTGGTTCTTGTCCACCTATTCCAAATATCCCTTTTTCTTCGTAAGAGGGTAATTTTTCAAATACTTGTTTTGGAGTCAGGATACCTTCTTGTAAAGAAAATTTAACTTTTGGACTACTTAAAAAATCTTTTTGTTTTTGAGTTAACTCTGCAACTTGCATTCTTGGAGTCATAGTTTCAAAAGGACTTGGTCTAATTTGTGACACGTCTAAACCTTCTAAACCTTCTAAATCACCTAATGTAACATCTTCTGTTATTTGTGGATCTCTAATATCTTTTATTGCTTTTTTCCCTACAGCTCCTATTGCAAGTAATTGTGGTAATCCTAAACCAAAAAGATTGAACGCTCCTAATCCTAATTTTTTTGCTATCTCTCTTGCTGCTAAATTTTTAGCAGTATTAGTAGCTACTGTTTTTCCTATTTGTTTAACACCTGAGAAATCAGATTTATCTTTTGTAGGTCTTTTTACTTTAGGTCTTTTCTTTACAGTTTGTGTTGCTGAATATGTTTGTCTGTTGTCGTCTTTGTTTGAGCCACCGCCTCCTCCAGAAGATTTACCTCCTCCAGATGGTCCTTTTGATGCCCCACCTTGACCTGTTTTAGCATCACTACCTTGGTATCCACCGCCAAATCTATAGCCTGATCTACCACCTTTTCGTAACATCTGTTTTACTTGTTGTGCTCTAGTTATTGCCATCGTACCATTCTATTATATTTTTGAGTCTCCTCCAAGTGGTAAAGACTCTACTGTTAATTTTACACTTCTAGAGATATCTTCTCTTTTAGTGTCTGTTTCAGGGTTGTTTACATCCTCGTCTGCTTCTGCATCTGACATGTACTCTTGACCCGTTTTTAAATTTTTTAAGGTAATCTCACACTCTGGTGTAATAACCACAGTTGGTTTACCGTTGATTTCTTTTATTTCTTTTTTAGCTTCTGTTTCTATGAATGGCATTAGTCTCTGTTTATCTCCAATATAGATGCAATTACGTGTAATTCATTTGCATCGGCTGCTTGTGCCTTTAATACCTCATTTTCTTCTAAAATTAAAGGGTGAGTTAACAGCTCAGTTGTTGCTTTTGAGGCTATAGTTTTGTCTTTAAATAAACTAAACACTGCGGATGCAGCATTTGTTATAGTGAAAGTTATTGTAGATCCTGACCCAGCATCTTCTGATACTATAATACTTTTAATTATAGCTCTTGAATCAGACGGTGTTGTATATATCGTAGTATTGTCTGTGGTAGTTAAATCTACTAATTCATTTTTATATATATTAGCCACTTATAAACCAAGAGAATCTCTCTTGCTCCTGTTTTGTTTCACTTAAATATGTAGAATTTAATTGTTCAACAACCAAAGACAAAGTTCTATTTATTTGTTTTTGGTTAGAAAAATCATATTCTTCTTTTGGTTCTGGTATTCTTACACTAATCTTTGGCATTAACGTCTCCCATCTGGTTGTAAATCTAATCTTAAAGTTCCAAATCTCCACTTTTCATTAGCTGCATCGTTTTCTATTTTTACATTTACAAAACGACCTCTAGCTCTTGTATCTTTTTTATCTGTAGTAGAATTGACTGTAAAAGGACTTAATGTGGTTGTGGTATCTGATTGTTGTGGATATCTTTTTACAGCTAAACTTACTTTTGAATTACCTTCTAAATTTTTAAAATCAGGCACAAATCTTCTAACAGCTAAAAATACCTCACCTGCTATTTTAGGACCAGACGATTTACCCTCTGCTGTTTTTTGTCTATTCTCTAAATCTATATCAAACGATTTTATAAAAGAAGAAACTATCGTAGTAGATCCATCTTCGTTTACTTGATCTGTTCCTACCTCATGTTCAAAATATTTTGTTTGTCCTAAACCATCTTGACCTATAACATCTGGAAATGTTCCGTCGGCCGTGCTGTTATATTTAGTTGCATATGGATTAGGATATATAGTTGCATCCATCCAACTTGTTCTTGCTTCTGTGCCTGTGTACCAAACACCTCCTGCAACTCCTGAAGACTCACCATAATTAAACACCACGTATTTGTCATTAAATGAAGATGTAGCTGAAGGATAATACCAAGTAACTTCAGTAAATAAATTATTTAATCCTGCTGAAACTTGTTGTCCTTTTGTGGTATCAAAATTGTTAAATACAAAATCCTCTACAGTGCAAGGCAGAGATTTTACTGTACCATCAAATAAAAAGAAACCTTTTTGACTTAACCAAAAAGCAGCTCCGTCTATTTCTATTACAGCGTTCTTACCTATCAAACCACAGTTGGTGCCGACTTGTTCAAAACTAAATGTAAAAGGCGAACCTATAAATTTCATAGTATACAAAGCATTATCAGTCCATATCAATATAACTTCTTTTGCTTTTAACGCTCCTACTATTTTTGTGCCGTCCTGTAAT